TAAAAGGATGATTACCACCAGTGTTATTATCAAAAGCGTATGTCATACCTCTCATTAGATAGAGAGTAGGATCATTTGTTGAAGTTGCAAAACCAGGACCAGTGAATGTATAATCAGCATTACCATTTGCATCTATTTCCCACCATGTAATAGGACTACGAGTAGGAATCCAGTTAGTTCCATTCCAGAATAAAGAGTCACCTTGAGCAATACCAGTTACGTTTGTATCTGTTAAAGCTGCAAATGTAGTTGTTAGAGATCCACTGAAGTTAATAGTTACAGTATCACCAGAAATAGCTGTTGTAATATTTGTTCCACCAGCTATGGTTAATGTGTCAGTTTGTGAATTTGCAGTCGTAGATCCTGTATCAGCACCAACTGTTTGGAAAACGTTGATGGAACTTACACCTGCATTATCATCACCAGGTACCCAATTTGTTCCATTCCATTTTAAAACTTGGTTAGATGTTGGTGCAGTAGTGGTAACATCGACATTAGAAAGATCACCAATTCCAGTATATTGAGTTAATAAAAATGCTCTTGTATCACCAACACCGCCAGTTGCAATATTAATATTGACATATGGTTTGTCATCACCATCTACAGTGAAAAAGTAACCAGGATATGTCGCTGCAGCAGGTGCAGCAGCTAGTGAAGAAAATTCATTTTTATATGAAATCTTAGTTGGAAAAGCAATAGTTCCTGTTGCACCATCAAAAATACTTGTTACACCGCCTGCAGCGAGAGTAATGTCTCCAGTTCCATTTGCAGCTACTGCAATATTACCATTAGATGAAGAAACAATAGAGTTTCCATTAACATCTAATGCAGATGTCAAGTTAGAGTAATCACTAGCAGCAAACTGCGAACCATTATATCTTAAGACTTGTCCAGTAGCAGGGTTAGTGGTATTGACTTGTAAAGTGCTACCATTACCTAACGCTGAATAAATCTCGTTAAAATTATCGTTAATCTTGTCACCACCAGCTCTCAGGGTATCACCTGTGTTATCATTAGCTGATGTTCCAAGACCTAGGGTTTGTTTAGCCATTTCTTGCTACAATTTTTAGTTATTTATGGGGTTTCGGGGTCTACTAACTCTTCACCGTATAGTGAAAGGTCAGGAGCAGTCCAATCATCAGGAACAGAAGTTTCTACTGCAATGGTAGGATTCTGATATCCAGATCCAGCATTACTAATTTCAACACCTGCTACACCAACCAATGCACGAATATTACCATCGAAACCAGAGATGGAGTCAATTCTAACAGTTGGACGTGAGGTGTAACCAGATCCACCACCTGTTACCTGTACTTTGTCAATAAATCCTGTTGTTAGAACTGCTTGACCTTGAGCACCTTGTCCAAAGATAGATCCAAGATAGTCAAATGTAATAAGTGAATTGGAAGATTCAATAACAGCAACTTCTCTGTCATCTGTTTCACCTTGTATGTCAATAAAGTCTCCAATTTCAATAGGAGGAACAACTTCAGCAGCATCAACGTCCGCTTCAGAACCAACATAAGAGAAGGCAACAAATGTAGATCCAAATCTAGGTATCTCAGAGAAGATAATTCTAGAACCAACAATTTCAAAACCAACGCCTGCTTCTTGAATAACACCATTAAGAGAAACAATGATATTATTCTCAGGTCTAGTAACACTAGATTGAACACCTTCTGTAAGAGTTAGTGAGTAGAATACATCATTACGTTTCAAGTTGAATGACTGTCTCAATGAGTCAAACTCGAATGAGATATCATCTAACTGTCTAAGTTTACCAATATAGAATCCAGTAAATGATGCTCCAAGATCAGGTGCTTCAGTAAATTGAATAATATCAGAGAACGCAGTAAATGCATTATTAGCACCAGGTGGTTGTAAAATACCATTGATAAAGATCAACATGTGACCTGCAGGATCTGGGAAGTATGGAGTTCCATTCGCAGTGGTAAGTTTAAAGTTAGTTTGAGTTCCATCAAAACCTCTGAAGGAACGTTTAACTCTTGCCTTAAGTTCTACGTTATTAGTGATAGCAGATTTGTAACCATCAACTCCTATGATTCCATCTCTAGAATTCCATGTTCCTGTAATTCCACTGAGATATAATCTCTTATTAACACCGATTGTACGGATATCTTGGATTCTTGCTGCAGCAGCACCTGCTGTTGTAACAGTAGTTAAAATACTTGCATATCCACTAGGAATATCACTAATAGCAGCACCATAATCACCTACAATATCACCATTACCAAATGTTCCTTGTGCAACACTTACATATATGAAGTTACTACCTAAGTCAACCTCAGTGATAATGCAGTATTGTGCAGGATCTGCAACTGCATTAACAACCTTATAAAGTCTATTTCCTACAGTGAATGTTTGATATCCACCTATGATTTGTATACCAAATCTAACATGACCAGAAGAGGCAATTTGATCACCAACTTTAATATCTAATCCAGCATATTTAACAACATCAAAGTATCTTCTAGAACTTGTAGGATAAACAACAGAGTTGACCTCAAATGTTCCTATGAGTGATGCAGTATCAACAGTTAACGAACCACCTGTATTATCAGTGATTGCTGCTTGTGTTTTAAAGTAATTAGTAGGACTTGCAGTATTTCCACTTGTATATCCCTTGAATGGGATATCATTTTCAAATCCACCTTTAACATCAATAATATGGATTCTATCTTCGATAGCACTAACTTGTGCTGTTGTTGAGTTAGTAGCACCTACAACATTGTCTGTAACTTGCCATACACCAGCAGTAACACGAACATCAAGATATTTGTAATTGTCGTCAGTATGGAATCCATAAACAACACCAGTGATACTTGCATCACCTTGTTTTTGAACTGTCTCATTCATAGTATAAGGACCATCGGTGATGTCACCATCAATTCTAAATCTCTTATAAACTTGAACAATCTTACCTGAGTTTTCAGTTTGAGTTTCAATCTCAGCTAATGCATCACTTTGAGTTCCATAAGCAAAGTCAGCAAAACCAATTCCTCCACCAATACCAACAAGTAAATCTCTGACTCCATAAGTTTTAGTAGGAATCTTAATACCCTTAACTTCTTGAAGTGTGGTGTAGTAAGTATCAACTGATAATTGTTGTTCAATAATATTCAATCCATATCTAATATTTCTACTAATAGTAGTTGTATTGTAATTAGTTGCAGTGTTTGAATCATAGAAAGCATAGAAACCTGCATTAGTAGATGGTGAAGTTAGTGTACCTGCTAATGCTTGATTGATGTAAGTTTCAAGTAATCCTAGTGCATAAAGTTTAATATTATATTCAGTGTTTGCATAGAATATTTCACCACTCACTGCAGTATAAGGATCAAGAGCACCTTTATTAAGTTTAACACCCCAAACATATGCTCCAACACTTCCATCACCTGTCCAACTTTGTGTACCTGTTGCACTGTTAAGAATAATACTTCCTCTAAGAGTAGAGAAACCAAATCCAAATGTAGTTGTAATATATGCTCTATACCAACCATCACCATAAGGAACTACACCATAAGCATCTCCTGTAATACCTTGTTGAGGTATAAACAGAGATCCAATAGTTCCATTTACTAGATTGAGATCAAAGAATATATTTTGTTCACCAGATGTTCCATCATCAAGAATAATACCAAATCTAACAGATTGAGAACCTGCTGCTTTAAAGAATGCTGAATATGTAAATGTTTGATCATCAACTGCAGTTCCAGATGCACCAGTATCAAATGTTTCTGTACCACTGTCAAATTTAACTGAATCAGTATCAAAAGTTTCAAAAGCATTTAAACTATAATCTCTATATGATTGGTGAACACCAGTTTGAGAATTAGGAGCAAATATCTTCTCTGCTGTAACAGTTGTATCTGGAGCAGCAATACTATTGTTAGTAATAGTAATACTATCTGCACCACTGATCTGGAATGATTGCCAGTTTGATGCAAATGCCTCAGGATTAGTCCAAAGATTAGTTCCTGATACTTGACCACTAATAGCAGATGTAATTAACTTAGCAGATGCTAAAACTTTTACGTTAGCAGGAGCAGTGTGCCAATCGTATGCAGCACTTACACCACTTGTAGAAATAGTAGCAGTTGCACCAGATGTTAGTCCTGTAAGTGTGTTAGTAGCAACAAAAGCATTACCACCGAAAGCACCAACATAAAGTTTGTTAAGTTCATTATCCCACTCTAAAACTTCTGCTTCACCAGAGTTATTAGTTCTAACTGTCTCTCCAACAACAAACTGAGTAGCAGAAACACTTTCAACAGATAATGTATATGCTGTTCTTTCTTTAGTTACATCAGTAATAATCAAGTCATGAACAGTATTATCAACCATTTCATCTAAGAAACTGTTATATGTCCAAGAACTAGAACCAAACTGACTGTTAACAATATTACCAATTTCATCTTTATAATAGTTTTTATTATAAAGAATATTCTTAGCAGCACTTCTCATCTCATCTTTGCCTGGTGCAAGGATGTTAACTGCAATATCAATTAAATCACGGAAACGATAGAGAACTTGATTAATATCTGTAGGAGTTTCAGAATCTCTATATGCACTAGAAGTAGCATGTTGTGCTCTATATTGATCTCCAGTAATAGAATCATTAAGATCATATAGTAAATTGTTAAGTGCTTTTTGACCTACAAATCTAATTCTTTCAAGAGCATAAAGTGTTGGTAGTAACTTATCATCAATAGTTTGAATATTTCCTGATGTATTAATAAAGGTTTCAATAGCACGAATTGTACTATTAGTTCCACCAGTTTGTAGATCAGAAATTACACCAAGGATAATATTTTTAAATTCTGTTTGACGTGCTGATACATCAGAGTATGTAAACGCTGTATAGTTAATACCGTTAAGAGTATAAGTGAACTCTGCAGTAGTGAGACCTGTTGCTTCTTGAGCAAGATATTCTCTATTGAAGTATAATCTATCAGCACCAATATTAAAGTCAGCACTTGTAGGAGCGATAGTGTCATTAAGATTAGCAATTAATGTATCAATAGTTGATTGAACATTAGCACATGAACCGCCATCTTGTGTGATACCCCAATCACCAACAATGATATCATCAGTATTATCGTAAGTTAGATCACCATTAATCGCTTGCTTCATGTAGAAACCAAGACGATCATGTGCGTATGCAGACTGCCAAACTTGGAGACGAATATGAATTAGTTCATCATTAGTACCAAGATATTGTCTTGCCACTTGATTAGTAAAGAAGTTACCACCAAATTCAATATCCTTAACTATTTCATTTAAAATTAATAGTAAGTCAGTCTGACAACGTAATGTTCCATCTCCACTTCCATCAGAGTTTCTAGGCATCTCTGATGCAAGATCAGGATATCTCTGAAGTAAATCATAAGATGCTTTATCAATAATAGGACCAGTGTTTGCACGAATTAAGTTTGCAGCATCTCTATATCTGTATTGAGAATCAACATCAATTTGATTAGTATATGCAAGATCAGTATTTGCATTATGATAATCAATATTAAATGGAACTTGTAAGAATGCATCAACTGTAGCACCAACAAATTCATACAATGGAGAAACTTTAGTAACACTTGCCAAATGATCAACAGGTGAAGAAGCAGCAGCGTTAGAAATTGTATCAGTAAGAATATTAATTAAGTTACCAACAGTTGTGAATACATCTGCACAATCTGCAGTTGAGTAATCAAGAACTTTAATTGAATTATTTGTAGAAGAAACAAATGTATGTGTATATTGATCATTAGGTCCTGATGCACCTACGTTAATTGTAAATGTATCTGTATCTGCTGCTGTAATTGCAATAACCGCATTGTACGCAGGATCTGGATTTCCGTCACCAGCAATCGCACGAGGATATGCAGTCTGACGATCGTTACCATCTTTATTACATGTAAAGGTTAAAGATTCAGTTGCGATTCCAATTCTATTTGCAGTAGTTAAACCATGACCTGCTGCGGTGATTACCATTTCACCTGTTGCAGCGTTGTAAGTAATACCCGTGGGAGTTTTATATGTGTATGAAGGATTAGAGGAGTCTGTAATGGTTGTATCAGTCTTCTGTGTTAATCCATGATCACCTTGAACTGTCCAAAGAGTATTAGTAATGATATATTGAAGCATATCATCGACTGTTTCATAAACAAATAATGTTTCTTTAACAGCAGGTTCAATATTTGAAATTTGAACTGGATTGGTTGTTCTATCGACGTAGTAAGATGCAGCATCCCAAATATGATTATTAGATCCATTACGAAGATCTTGAACGATTGCATTTAATGTATCACGAACATCATCTTCACAATTAATACCTTCATCAATAATGACTGCATTATTTGCAGCAGAGACAAATGTATGTAAGTAGTTACCACCAGTAACAACTGCATTTGCTGCAGCAGATACGAATGTATGTGCATATTGATCTGCCTGTGCAGAAACTCCAACGTTGATAGTTACAGTTCCAGTTTGCTTGATTAAAGCACCAGCAGTTGCAGATACAAATGAATGTGTAGAAGTATCACTAGATGTTCCGACATCAATAGTAAATGTATCACTATCAACAACAGTCACTGCAACCCACTCACCTCTAATAGGATCAGTCTGTCTTGGATATGTGTGGTTTGTAGCATTACTATCGTAAGCACATGTGAATGTTAATGAATTATCAGCAATTTGAATTCTATTGCCAGTAGATAATCCATGGTTACCACTTGTATTAATTGTTAGAATACCTGTTGTAGGAACATACGCTGCACTACTAATATCTTGTGTTGATGTACCGACTGCAGTCACATCTAAAGCAGTATTATATGCAGGATCAGGAGATCCATCGCCTGCAGTTGCACGAGGATAAGTCTTCTGTGCACTGTTACCATCTTGTGTGCAAGTAAATGTGAATGAATCTGCAGTCAATCTAATTTGTGTTCCAACATTAATTGTATGGTTAGCAATCGTCATTACGAATGCACCAGTTGCAGGATCGTAAGTTGCGTTAGATGGTTGGAAATTAACTAGAGGAGAAGGTCCTACATTAACTGTTAAGTTAGTAGAAGTAGAAGATACGATTGGAAGAGCAACATCTTTAGATGCTGGATCTGTTGCACGAGGATAAGTTTTATTAGCAGTATTACCATCCATCGCACAAGTAAATGTGAGAGAATTATCTACAATTTTAAGTCTATCTTTCTCAACAGTAATCGCGTTATCTAAAGCACTTAAGAATTGATGAGTTGTAGTATTAGATGAAGTTCCAACATTTACATCAAATGTATTTGCAGATGCATTAGAAACTGTCAACCACTTACCAGCAACAGGGTCTGTGGAACGAGGATATGGATGATCAGATCCATAACTATCTTCATTACACTGGAATGTAATACCACCAACTTTAATATTGATTCTTTGACCATTTGTAACACCATGATTAATCTTAGTGATAGTCAATACACCTGTACCAGGAACATAAGAAGCAGTTGTAGGTTTAAATTGACCACCATTAGTAAATGTGTTGCCAGTTACTGTCATAGACAATAGACCAGTAGCAGCATCATATGTTACATTAGTTGGAGTGAAACGAGTACCTAGAACTACAATTTCTGGATATCTCTGTCTCATTCGATATACAGATTCTTTCTTAATGAAATCACTATTTGCAATTATTAAATCAGCAGCATCATAATATCTTTGTGATTTACCAGCAAATCCTGATGGTGCTCCTGTTGTTCTAGATGTTGCAAGAATTGCATCATTATTAAAGTCCTCACCTCTTGTAAATCCTTCAGTTCCAGACCAATCTTCTGTAAATGTTTGTGCATCATCACCTTCAAAGTGAATTAGTAATTTTGCATTAGTATCACCTTGGAATATACCATTAAGAGGTGTAAATGGTGCTGTAGAATATCTGGCATTATCAGAAAGTCTGAATTCATCAATATGACCAATGAATGCATTTGCAGCTGCATAATCTGCACCAATTCTAACTGGTTTAGCAACATATGTTGTACTATCAGTTCCAGTTCCTACTTCAGTTCCGTCGAGATATATTTTAGTGGTTGTAGATGATCTTTGAACTGCAATATGATACCATGTATTGTTATTAAGTGTTGTAGCACCAGATGTGACTAAATCTGAATTATTAACATTATATCTAATTTGACCTGCTTCAAGATATAAACGAGATGCTACCTCATTAGCAGCAGATGCTCTCATATCAACCAGTGTATGAGTTCCTGATAATGATGAAGCAGCAGGATTAACATATAGTTCCATTGTAAATGCATTACCACCCCAAGCAAATTCTGCAGATGAAGGAATAGTAATATAGTCAATAGTAACATTAGCAGCACCAACGTTAACTGTAATAGTTGTTCCAGTTACAGCAGTGATTGAAAGAGCAGATCCAGATGCAGGATCAGTTGATCTTGGATATGCGTGAGTTGTTGTATTATTATCAGCAGAACATGTAAATACGATTCCGTTATCAGCGATCGTTACAGTGTTGCTAGTTGTCAAAGAATGAGATCCAATATTAATAACTAAAACACCTGTCTCAGGATCATAAGTTGTACCTGCAACAGCAGTAAATGTTCCAGTTGCTCCACCACCAGCAGTAATTGCATTTGTAACACCGCTTGAGAATGTGTGAGTATGATTTGCTGCACCTAATAGTAAAGAAGCTTGACCAAACTTCTTAGTTGAAGTGTCTATCTGTGCACCATTAGTAAATGTAATTGAATGATAATCTTGACCAGTTGATTGAGTTCTACCAATTTTACCAAGATAGATTGTGCTCCTTGCTTGGTTAAATCCAATAACTTCTGCTTTGGTATCAGTAGTTCTAATAATTTGACCTGCAGAGAAGAAACCATCTCCAACTTTAGATTTATATGTTAGTTTTCTAATGTATGCTTGCTCACCTGCTATAAAGTCTCCAACATTATTACCATATTCTAATTTGTAGTTACGAATAAATTCATCTTGTGTTAAAGCACCAGAGGCATTATCATAAGGTATAATGATATTACTAATCTCTTCATTTGAAGGGAAGTTAGCATCAATAGCAGTTGTATTATTTGTAAAGTCAACAATATTAACTTGAGATTCTGCAATATTATCAAGAACAACGTTTGGATATGTTTGAGAAGCAATTCTGTTAAAGAGTAATCCAAAGAATGAAGAACCTTCAGATATATTAACCTGAGGAATAAACTCTAGAGTTGCAGGATCTTGATAAACAGCAGTTGCAGTAACACGAGCAACTACACCAGAGTTTGCAGCAATAATAACATCATTATTTTGAATGTTAAAGAGACCTGGTGTAGACTGATATGTACCTGCAGTCTTACTTAAAGTTAAACTATTAGTAACAGAAATAGTAGTTCCGTAGATTGGTTGATTTTCTAAATGACCAACAGCAGCAGTTCCATCTTGTGCTCTAGTTACTGTAATCTGTGTGTAATTTGAGAAATCAGTTACACTATTAACCAACATGATTTCAGATCCAATCTGAATCTTATCAGTCGCAACGATTGTTCCAGCAGTTACAGCAGCAGTAGCGTCTGTAGCACTAACTAAATCAATAGTAGTTGTAGCAGCACCAATTCCAAAACGAAGATCAGCAAGAGGTGTTTCTTGTCCTGTCTCTAAGTTAATTTGTTCAACAATAGCAGTGTCACCTGCAAAGTTAGTAACTGTTTCACCAAACGTGAATAAACCAAGATTAGTTACGTTAGTTACTGTAGCAACATTTGAAGCAAATCCTGTAACACTTGCTGTAGCAAGTTCACCTGTTATGAATGTTCCTTCAGTAATATATCCAGAAACTACGTTACCAACAACTTTAGTAACAATTAATCTAGCAGTAGAAGCAGTACCTACAAGAGTATTACCAACATAAGGGAAGATACCACTAATATTAGTAAATGTCATTTCAACAGTTGCGATCTGTGAAATAGTAACACTTACATACTTAACACTAGCAGGTGGTGCAGGTGGTTCAGCAAACACAACAGAGTCACCTTGAATTTCAAAAGATGAACCAGGATTCTGAACAACACCATTCAATACAATCATTAACTGATTAGCATTTGCAACAACATTTGATCCGTTAACAGTTAGTGGGAAGGATATTCTAACACCATCAAATAAACTAGAAATATCATCTAATCTTTGAACAACAGAAGTTAGAATATTCTCAGAAGATGTTAATCGTTTCTGACGGAAGAATACTTCAGTATTATTAAATGTAGAGTAGATTGGTTCAACTAAAGCAAAGTTTTGAATATTAGGAACAATCGCTTCTCTAGCAAGTTCAACAGACTTAGTTAATTGGAAATCAGTTTCTTTATTAGGAATCTGACCATATTCATTTAGATTTAACTCACCAAATACTTTGAAGGATGCAGGATGAACGTTTTTAATAAGAATATCTTTCCATTCACCAATAGAAACAGCAGACTTAACAGCATAAGAGAAGTCCTGATAATAGTAAGAGTCTTGAATCTTCTGAATAATTTCTGAAGGTTTACCAACGTCATCAATAAACTGACCAGTAGTTTTAGTGATAGATCCAATTTCAAGAACACCTTTAGCAATGTTTAGATCACTAATAGTACCTGAAGACTTAGAAATAACACCAGTTACTTTCTGACCTTGAGCAAAGTTACCTGTATAATCAACAATCTTAATAACTCTAGGTCCAACTTGCCAACCATTGTTTGTAGAGACATAACCTTGTGCAGTTGCAGTTTCAAATGAATCACCTTGATATACAAGTTCACCTTCTAAGAAGGTAGAAGTAATAACGTTTGCTTCAGCAGCACCACCAAATGATTCAGTTAATAGTGATTGACGACCATTACCTGCGTTTATGAAAGTAATAGCATCACCTAAGTTTGCGTTTGCAGCAGTGATCGCTAATTTTAACTGATCATCTTCAAGAGAGTTTGCAGTACCAGCAATAGCAAAATAAGTTGTAGTTCCATTTAAACGACCAATAGCACCAGATGCAAGTGGGAAATCTTGACCATCATCAGTAGCTGTTACATCTAAAGTAACTTGTGCTCCATTTGTAATACCATGTGGGAATGAGAACTGAAGTAATCCTAAGTCAACGTTAACAACATAGTTAAATGAAGATTTAAGAGAAACTGTTGGTGTAGAAGAGTAACCAGCACCTGGATCTTTTACTTCAATTTTTTCTAATCTACCATTTCTAATTGTAGATTCTGCAACAGCACCAGATCCACCACCTCCAGTGATAATAACAGCAGGTGCTTGAGAATATCCAGAACCAGGATCAGTTACAGTAATACTATCCAGAATGCTAGTAGCAGTTAACTGAGCATTAATTGGGAATGTAATCTCAGGACGTAAAGTATAATCATGAGGATAATCATAACCAAAGTTATTATTTTTAAGATTCTTAATCTTACCAACTTTATCACCTTTAGTGAATACAGATGCACCAGTTCCAGAAGGAGGAATAACAACAACTAATTCTGCACCAGATCCAGTCAAACCAGATCCAAGGATACCAGAAATTGCTTCAATATCAATAGTTGCAGTTGTATAGTTTTTACCTGGTGATGTGACTAATACTTCTTGAATTTGACCAGGAATTGTTACACCCTCATCATCAGTTCCGTCAGCAACAGTAATTTGAACTAATCCACCTTCACCATCACCACCGATAGGAACAGCATTATAAACACCAACTGCATACTCAGTACCTGGTGCATTAATTTGAACTCTTTCAATTTGTCTTGTTGAAGCAATATTAGTTACAACTGGTAATCTAGTATAGAAACCACCTGGATTGATAATACGAATAGTATCAATAGAACCAACTGCTTTTTCAGAACTTGTAGCATAAGATGTTTGATTTATATCTGCATTTCCCTCAGGTTCATTAAGAAGTAAGAACTTAAATGTATCAGCACCACGAGTAATAGTTGCACCAGATATAGAGGTAACATCAAATGTTCCAACATAAGGTGAATTAGTTACATCAAGATAACTACCAGCAATAACAGGAGAATCATCACCTGTTCTAGATGGATCGAAGTAATAAGAAATATTTGTAATTACAGATGAATCAATTTTTAATTTAACTGTTGGTGTAGTAGCACCTCCTCCACTTATACCAGGAGTTCCAACACGTTCAATAGAGTTGAATGAATATTCAAGTTTGTATAGGTTATCTTTAGAGAATGATAAGTTACCACCAACCATTGAAGAATGACTCAAGTCAAACAAATATTGATGTCCGTTATACATCTTGATAACAGGAGACTTAACAAATATACTAACGTTACTTGCAGTAGTAGCAGGATCTGTTAAAGCAGCAGATGGAAGTTTATATGTAAATTCAAGAGGACTAATAACAGTATCTACAGCAAAAGCACCATCATATTCATCATATGAAGTAGCACCAATAGTTTGTGTTGGGTTACCATCAATCTGTAGCATTTCACCAGCAGAAAGATAATGTCTTGTTCCAGTAATTACATATACTTCATCACTATTAGCAACAGCAGAAACTTGAAGTCTCTTCTTCAAATTAGCAACAAGAGTTATTTTTAATACACCAGTTAAATTAGTAATTTGTGTTGTTGTATAAGCAGCATTAAAACTAATATCTGCTGAAGTAATAAAGACAACAGAACCTACAATGAATGGAGAAGATCCAGAAACTTCATCAATTCTAATTGAATAATCATTATCACTATGAGGTTTGAACATTGCAAGTTCATCTAAGTTATTAGATCCACCCTCAGGATGATTATAACTGTTTAGATCTATATTAAATGTACCAGGTGTTGTATTATTAACCTGTGCAAAAGTATATGATTTAATTTCATTAATATCATTTGGAATAGGACCTACAATATTATAAGTAGATGCTTCATTAAATTGTTCAGTAACTAATTGTCCTGTGTTTGTATCATTAGTCCAAGTATTATTGTTTACAGCAAGATATATTTTTCTATTAATATTATCTTGTCTTACAATATAACCAGAGTTAATAAATGATCCAGAATCATTATTAAGTCTTAATTTTGCACCAGTTGTAAACTGGAATGACTGATTAAGAGTTAATTCTTGAATATTATCAATCTTTACTGTATTTGTAACTTTAAAGTAATACCTATCTTTAACAACTGCTGTAACTGATAGTTTTTGTGAACCTGCAGATGGAACAGTAGCAGTTCTAGAACTCCAAATATCTTGTTTATAAGTTGGAGTCTGAGTATTCTGAGACATTGTAGTTGTCGCATCATCAAAGTCAAGAGATTGGAAACCAGCTTCTGCTAATCCAAGACCAGCTGTGCTAGTTGTTAATGCAACAGGAGTTACTGCAGTTACAGCAGCTCTAATAAATCCAACTTGTGTATTTGTTTGTACTGTAGTTGTTCCTAACCTAGCAGCATCGGCATTTTTATCAACTTTAAGTCCCCAACCAACATACTCGATATAATCATATTTGTTTAGATTAGTTGTAAACCATCCAGTATCAACCCAAGTGAAGTTTAATCCAAATCCACCTGCAGCAGGATATGCAGTAACATCACTAGGAACTGTAGGAGTTACAGCACGGTTTCTTAATCTTAAATTGTCAATAGTTCCTTGGAATTGTTCGTTTTTACGGAACTGTCCAGTTGTGCCACTTCTACCAGGAATATTACCGATATGTAAATCTTTATTTCCTAAGGAAGTATTAGATATAGAACCAGTAAATACTTGATTTCCATTTATGTAACCAGTAAACTGATTACCTTCTTTTTTCAATCCAACAAACTGCCATGTATTATCAGCATACATGTTAGTCAATGTGGATTGTAAAGCAGAACCTGCACTATTAAGTTGAGTTGTACTATTAGTAACAACTAATTCTAGATATCCAGTGCTTAAATCATAATACAACCAGAGACCACCAGTAGCGTCTGTAGCATCACCAATATTAATTAAGGATACTTGAGTTTGACTATGTGTGTTATACTCAGAACCATTCTTATAGAGCATAAACTCTAAAGTCCAATCATTTGCAAGTTTAGTTCCTAAAGAAGCTGCAGTAAATTTAATAGCAGAGTTTTCCCAAGTAGATGGAGATGCTGTTTGATATGCAGGCATATATGCTGCATTTCCAAGATATTGAATTGCACCACCAGTTCCTATAAATGTTGGTGTATAATGTCCTGTAGTATCAGTAGTTTCACCACCAGTAAACTGGAATATAAACTCATTTCTATTCCAAGATGATTGACCATAAACATGCATATCACCAGAATTATCACTAGCAATCGCAAATGGTGTAATACCTTCAATATTGTTTAAATTGAAATCATTTGATGTGTGATTTTTAATTACACCATCATATCCAATTTTTACAATTTCAGTTGTTTTATTTCCATCTCCAGTAGCAATTTTACCAAAAGTAAGATTAAGATCACCAAATATATCAATACTACACTTAGGAGCGAGTGAAATAGATCCACCACTTACAACATAACGATAATTCCAAATTAAAGTACCATCAACATCAACTTTACCAACCCAGAAACTATCTTTTGTAGTATCATCTGATTTTAATCTAGCAGTAGCAGTAATGTAAAATTCTTTAAATTCATCAACTGCTAATCCAGTATCAATGAATGAATATGCAGTATTATTGTATTCTTTTATCCAATCAACAGTGAGGACATTGACTCCAACAGTTAATTTACCAAAACCTGCGTTAATATCTGCTGCATTAGCATTATTAGCAATTTCTAATGAGAAGTATACACTTGAACCATCTACAACTAAACCAGTTACTTTTTCAGACTTACTGGTTGAAGCAATTTTCCTCTTAAGAGCAAAGTTACCATTAGTATCAACTAATGCAATATAAGCATCGTAAGGATTAATAGAGTTGGTATTTGTAAATCCACCAATAACAAATCTAGTATCTGAATATTTTGTAATTGATGTAACTTGATCGGAACGAGTAGATCCAGAAATACCTGCATATGCTTTTTGGAAAGTTAGTGCAGCATCTAATCCATTAGCAGTTTGAGTATACTTACAAAGAATTACATCAGGATTATATGAATCTAGAAGAGCACTGTTAGGTCTATTATTACCAACAACCCAAATATCGCCACCATCAACATAAATTTTTTGGAATTCTGTATAATCAGTTCCATCAGTACTTTCTAATGTTTTTTGCCATTCTTTAACACCAGTAGCAGATAATTTAGCAATAAATGCTATATTTGCTGTTCCAGCAGTATTTTTAGTTATACCACAAACATATGCTTCTTTATTATCATTAACAACTACATCATTAACTTTTAGATAATTATTATTTTCAATAAGTGAAACATAATAATCTGCTTTTTTGAAAATTTGAGGATGTGAAAGAATCACACGAGGATTTTGTGTATATCCCTCACCAGAGTTAATGATATTAACAGCTGAAATAGATCCTACTGAACTTACTACAGCAGATAGTTTACCAGAAGTTCCATTTCCATCTCTAGGAACGATAGTAATTTCTGGAGGAATATCGCTATTATATCCAGAACCTTGTTGATTAATTGTAATTTCTTCAATACCCTTATATTGTCTAACAATAAATGATTTGTTAGTATTTGCCATAACTGGCGTATAATCAACAAAAACTTGATTTCCTACAACTAAGTTATGAGGAGTTGTAGTTTTTAAAACACCATAATTATCTCCACCAATATTTTCAAAAGTATATGAACTTGGAGTTTCTCCTTTAATTCTAGATACACGAGCAGAAACACCAGAACCATCAGTATCAGTGTTATCAAATACAAGTCTATCATTAACCTGATAGTTAATACCTGGGTTTTCAATAGTAAATCCAGTTACAGAAGCATCTTCAAATTTAGTAATTGTATCAACTTCAATATCAACTTTAGAATCTAATTTAACTGTAGGGAAGTAATCAAATAACTGTAGTGGAGGTTCTTCAAAAATTTGATCAGGATCATCAATCTCTGCTTGATCAATAACACCACTTCTATCTTCGTCTTCAATCTCAAATAGTAAAATTTCACCAGCTTCAGTTGTTAATGCATTAGTAGATACGTTAGGTGCTCTTTCTACATCAATATCAACGTTTTCATATGGATCACGATAACGGACAACTCCAGAAGGAATATTTTGCTGAACCGCTTCTGCAGCTAGATTCCATTTATCAACAACAGAGTTGAAACTTGGACCTAAAACATATGGGAATACAGGGTTACCATCTTCAGTAGTATCAATAGTTACAAAATAACAATATCTACCACTTGGATATTCTGGTGTTTTACAAAAACGACCATTGTACTGATCTAAATCACCTAAACTAAAGACATATTCATAATCTTCTACAAATCTACCAGCTGCTTCTGCAGAAAGTAAAGGTCCAGCAGTTCTTACAGGATATGGATTAGTTGTTTCGTTATATACAAGATTTGCCTTCAAGCGATATGAAGTATTTAATTTTTTAATACTAGATGCTTGATCGGTAGGATCAGTGTATCCATAAGGACCATAAATTGGGTTACCATCAAATGCCCAACCTATAATAGGTGAGTGTGCTAATTGTGTTTCAAGTTCCTTAATAGCACCAGCATTATTTTGGAATAAATTATCACCGAGAATAAATCTTAATTTTTGTGGATTAGAAATATGTGCATACTCTCCACCATACTGTTGATTAAATCCTTCAAATACTCCACCTTTAGCAGCATCTTGAATTGATGTTTCTTGTAAATTATATGTCCACTGGAATACGTTAGCACTAAATGATGCATCTTGTCCAACTGAATTTAAACTTATAAGTGTAGTTCCTTGAACGTAGTTAATACCTCTGTTAACAATAGTGATACCAGTAACTCTACCAGCATTCTCACCATCAACGTCAATAGTTGCTCTAGCAACAGCACCAAAACCAACACCTTGAATTGTAACTTCTGGAGCAGTTGTATAACCAGAACCTGCAGAAATAATAGCAACCGAAATGATACGACCATTCTGTACAATCGCTTGAGCAACAGCACCAGAACCAGAACTTAAATTTACTGTAGGTGTAGAAGTATACCCAGATCCACCAGATGTAATTCCTACAGATTGAATAGGACCTCTAACAGATGCTGTGGCAGTTGCTCCAGTTCCTCCACCACCAACAATCGTGATAGTAGGTTGAGAAGTATATCCTGTTCCACCATCATTAATTAAAACTCTAGAAACAACACCTTTAGTAATGATAGCAGTTGCAGCAGCACCAGAACCATTACCACCAGCAATAGACACTAGAGGAGAAGAAGTATATCCAGATCCACCAGCAGTTACAGTAATTTCACTAACAGAACCATTTACAACAACATCTGCAGTAGCACCACTTCCGTTACCACCTGATATTGTAATAACAGGAGGGAATGCAGCATCATATCCAGATCCTGAGTTATTAATTGTAACTCCAGTGATAGCACCGAAAGTTTTTGTAGTAGGAGACTTGTAAGACCATACAGAAACACCGTTTACCCATGTTCCTATAGGACCAGGTGAAATAGTGTCCTTAGAGGAGATTGTAGAGGGTGCTAGAGGGAATCTATTTAACTTACGTTGGTTGCCTGGTAATAATGCAGAACCAGGAAAAGGACCTATTTCATAGTTAGGAATACCTGTTGATGCAACGTAAACGTAATTATCATTAAAGAATGAGTTTTGAACGTTTGTTGTATAAGGACCAATAGCATTTAAAATTTGTGCATTATTAGATTTACCTTTGTTAAGGTCAACAGATACAAGGATATTACCTTGGGGAATTACACTTGCTGGTTGTGGTAATTGATATTGAAATACAGTATCGCTATCTCTAGATGTAACTAAGAAAGATCCATTATAGATGATAGGGTTTGCACCATAAATGGTAACTGAATCTCCAACTAACAATCCATGATTATTAGCACAAGTTACAGTTGCAGATCTATTATTAACACCACCAAATGTAATTGAACTAACAGAAATTAATTTTTTAACATTATACAACCAAGTTGTTAGTTCTGATCCAGTACTACTACCACCTAATTTAGAAACTGTTAATTTATCACCAGGTAAGTAGTAAGAACCAGTATCAGTAAGTGTTGTTTGTTGAGCATCAACAATACCAACAATATTCATCACTACTTCTTGAGTAGTTCCTTTATTGATAAAAACTGTGAAATTTGAAGATACGATTGTAGCAGAATCCCAATCTTCAGAAACACCATTTACAGAACGAGTACACTCAATAAACTGGTTAAGAGATTTTTCTTTATATTGAACAAGTTCTGTAGTATCGCTGCTACTTCCAATCAAAAATTCACCGTTTCTCTCTGGCCAACCTATAGTAGAGTCTACTGTAATAATACTATCTTCAGTTCCAAGAGGTTCTGCAAGTTTCGTTTTATATGGAACTGTAAATGATCCATTAATAGTTTCTTCTGATAAAATTAATTCAAAAATTTCTACATCAGAAGTTTTAATTGAAATATAGTTTTCAACTAATGCACTTGCTGCTTGAACGTTAGTATCAGCAATATCTGCTTCTTGTATTAAAAGACCATCTCTAATATCATTAGGATTACCACTTACTAAGGTAGCACGAAGAATTGTATCAATAGACCATGTTGCAGCAGATGGTTTGATAATCTGATCTTTAGGATATGAAATACTTACCTGTTCACCATAAAGAAGTTTGAAAAGGTAACTAATACTAAAGGAAGTTCCTTTTGCACTATAAAAATCTTTAATAGTTTTTATTGATGTTCTTACATCAATCTTGTTATAATCTAATTCTGGAACATCAGGTAAGAATTGTTCTTTATATTTGTCTAGAAGTCTCTTTACAAATAAAGCATCAAGACATTTAACATTTGTATCTACAGTCGCTGCAGCAGCAGTGGTATTATTAGAAAATACAGCATTACCATCTTCAGTGTATTCTGTAATAGAACTTGCTGCTCTAGCACATCCAATAAACTTTGCTTTTTGATATCCTTTACCTGTTTGATTTACTTTGAATCCAGTTACTTCATTTAAACCAACTTCTGCAGAACATTTTGCCTCTGGAGGAGATTGTATAACAACTGTTGGAGGAGTAGCAGCACTGTATCCAGTTCCAAAAGATGATACGTTAATATCAGTAATTTGACCATTGAATATTGAAGCAGTTGCAGTCGCACCAGTTCCACCAATATAAACACCTTGATCATTATTTCTATTATCTACAATATAAACGGAAGGAACGTCATCGTAACCGCTACCACCACTTAATAAATCAATTCCAACAACTCTACCATCAGAGTCAACTCTTGTACTAAGAACTTGAGCACCAACAGGATCAATAATTGCAATTCTAGGAACAGTTTCGTATCCTTGACCTGGATTAGCAATAGTAATTCCAGTAATAACACCATTTGTTAAAACTGCTGTCAATGCTGCTTTAATACCGTTAACACCAGTAGGTTCATCGATATAAACTGTAGGAATAGTAGTATATCCTTGTCCACCATTAGTAATAGGAATAGTTCCAGATACTTGTCCATTTACAATAGGACAGACACCTAGTACAGCACCACCAGGCTGCTTGAAAGTGATTCTAGGGGTAAAAGTATATCCACTACCAGAAGTAGTAATTTCTACAGTAGAAACTGCACCATTTGTAACAGTTGCCTTTAATACTGCTGCTGAAGAACCTGCTTTTGTTGGAGTTTGTATTTGAACAGTAGGAGGGTTTGTATCGCTATAACCTTTACCACCATCAAGTAAAGAAACTGTTTTAACACCATTAATTAAAGTCTTTACAGATGCACCAGATCCAGTATCTGAGTTAATACCAACTTGAGGAGGATATTCAAATCTGTAATTACTACCATTTTGATTTATCTCAACACTACTTAATTTACCATCATTATCAACACGAGCATATCCTACAGCATTTGCACCAAAAGAGGGAACTGGTGCTTCAATAGAGTACAGAGATAGGAAACGACCATTTAAAGGTGCAGTTAAGAAAATAAATTGATCTCCATCAATAAAGAAATCTACTTTAGGAACTAAGAGACGATTATCATATACTGCATAGAAATATTCATCAACAATACCATCATATCTGACTCCATTTCGAGTCATTGTAAATTGTGTCTTACCTTCACCAAATCCGTTTGATAAATTATCAATCGCTAAAATATTATTTTCTACAAAACCACTAAGATAGACAATAGATGTTTGTGAAGAGTCATCAGAAGCAAGTTTTAGTCTAGGAGCAGTTGTAAAAACAATATTACTACCACTTACTGTATAATCAATATTTGGAACTAAAACTTTACTATATGCAGTAACAATCAGATGTTGTGCAGAAGGAGGAGTTATTGGATTATCTTGTGATGTAAGAGAAAACTGAGTTGTAGTTCCATCAAATCCATTTAAAGGGTTTGCAAGAGTAGTCCACTTAAGTTTTACCTGATCATAAGAAATACCAGGACTCAGTGCGATATTTGGTGCATGAGTTACACCTTCATAATATACAACTTCATTATCAATTAATATACTTCCATCATTTTCTAAAAATTGGTCAACACTTTCAACAACAATCTCATCAGCAGTCGCAGTAATATCTTCTACAATCTTCGTTGCACCATCAAGGATATCAACATTGAGTTTATCAATGTCAAGATATCCGAGAAAATCGTTAAGAATATTTTGTCCTAATCCAGTTTTTTCTTGCGAACGATAATAATATTCAAGAAATTTATTGAATAGAGGATAATCGTTAGCAATAAAATCTGGGGTCTGTTGTGCTACAGATTGGGAGACCTTATTGATGTTCATCTACGAGTTTAGAAGCAAGATGTGTTAGTCAAATTACCAGAGTTTGCAATATCAGCAACAGTAAGTGTTGTTGGTGTATTATTGAATACCGCAGGTGTCAAACTATTTAGTGGGATTGTAGGAGGAGGAACAGTTCCAACTGAAACTATTGTGACCTCAGGATTAACAATGTTAATAATTGTGCCTGGTGTTGAAGCAGGAATTGTTGAAACGTTAGCAGGAATGAATAAAACTGGAATGGAAAGACCTGTAGGTAATAGATCTGCATTACTCACAGAACCTGCACCAGTTGTAGTATCAGTAATTGTTATACCATTTACAGGAATATTAACACCAGCACCAATAATAGCAACAGGACCGAAGCAAACTTCACCAGTTGAATAATTTACCGTACCTGCTGCATTATTAGTATATACTTTTCTATTACCTGTATTATAAAAGGTTCTAAGATTTCCAAAACCATCATCTTCAAATTGTTGATCTACGCCAGGTCTATCAGAAGTTCTAAATGTTCCTGATAGTAAGATTGGTTCTTTCTTACAAGTAGTTCCATCATTATTACTTGGATTACTATCATAAAGAGCACCACCAGTAGCAATACAATATGTGTTGGTTTGGTTAGTGGTTGGTCTAATATATCTCAAAAGTGTTAACTGAGTAGAAACATCAGTAATAGAACTATCAGCAAGACTTATTGCTTTTTCAAATGAACCTAGTCTAAAGGTAGAGTTAAAGTTATTAATCTGTGTTTGAGATGCCCAATCATTAATACCGTTTTGAACATTAGTATTAATCTCTG